GATAGATCAAAAGGAATTGCCAAAGGATATCAAGATATTAACCTTCAAGATATTCTAGGGTATAATGATATCAGAAAAGAAGCATTCAATATTGGAGGTTGGTCTCCAAATATGACACCCCTTACTGTAGGTCAGAGAGATCCCAATACTGCAGGTCTTGCTCTTGGTGGTGCTCTTCAATACTATGGTGGTAAAGGTGTTGATAGTTATGGTGCTGAGAAAGGATGGTGGTCATAATGGCGCAATTCAATAATCCTTTTTTAGAGGGAGTAAAAAATGAGCAGCAGAATAGGTTGATGAAAGCTCTTCAAGGTTATGAAGGAACTAAATACTTTGGAGGTCGACCTACTGGTGAGATGGCTTCTAATCTCAAGAATGTTTTAGGTATTGATCTACCACTTGAAGAGTTAGGGCCAGGAGAAGTTGGTCCTCCTCAACTTAGAAATATTCCTGGTATGGTTGATATCAAAGCTGCTCAGGCTGCAGGTCAAGCTGGCTCTTTAACTACCGATAAATTAAGAGCATACCTATTAAGAAAACAAATTGAAGGTAATCTTAATGAGCAAGAAACCGCTGTTCTTGGTAAGCTTAATACTAATCGAGCTCCATATTATTCACAGTTTCTTAATCCTGATCAACAAGTTCCATGGGCTGGAGTAGCTTCTGGTCTAACTCCTGATGCTAATACTACTGCTCGTATGGAACAGAAACTTGAATTGTTTAATAAAGGAATGGAGTTTAAGAATAGAGCATTAGCAAAGTTAGATGAAGATAGAGATGCTCAGAGAATTAATGATCAGCAATATAGATTACAAAGACTTCAGATTGATAGAATTCATAGAGCAACAATGGGTGAGACTCTTCAAGCTATTATTGCTGGTGAAGACCCACAAGCATTTGATTATGAATCTTTGTATAATGTAAACTTTGAAAGTCCTGAAGATCAAATGATGGGTATTGTTATGAAAGCTAAACAAATTGAAAACCCAGAAGCTAGAAAGGAATTTCTTAAACAACATCTCAGTGGATATGCTGGAAAGATTATGCAATTAATTAATGAACCTGGAGAATAACTATGTCAGATTATGATTATCTTCTTCCAGATATAGATTATGATAATAAAGGTCAGTTAGTTGTAAAAGAAAAAACTGGTCAGACACTTATTCCTGATGCTGTTCCTATGGGTATTAAAGATAGTAGGGATAGAAGGAAATTGATTTATAGTGGGAATAAGGCTAAGCTTAATAATATCATAATGACTAAGATTCTTGAGTCTCAAGGTGTAACTCTTCCTGATGATTCAGAACCTTCCATATTGGAAAAGATTTTCAAAGGATTAGATTATCCTGCATCTAAGGTAAGACAATTTATAACTGGTAAGACATCAGAAGAAGGTAATACATTTGGTCCAGTTATAAAAGAGATGGCTGGTGTTAAACCTTATGAAGAAGCTTATGTTCCTCCAGCTGCTATTTATAGAACTGGTAAACATAATCCAATGGCAATTGACCCTCAAGAAGTTGAAGTAATACCAGGAACAAATGTTAAGAGACATTCCTATGATCTCTTAAGAAAGTTAGGATATGAAATATCTCAACCTAATTTTATTGCTAATGCTGGTGCTTCTTCTGCTGGCGTGGCCTTGGATATCCTTACTGATCCGTTAACAGTTTTAGGACCTGGAGTATTAAAGGCTGGTAAACCTGGTGAAGCTAGAAAATTATTATCAGTTACTTCTCCTGCTTTTACAGGTATGCCAGCTAAAACTTTTGGTATAACTCCAAAGATTATGGATGAAGCATATGCCAGTGCTATGAATAAAATATTTACTGGTATAGGTAAAACTAAAGTTGGTAAAGCAGTTGGTAAAGCTTTGATACCAGGATATGGATTACCAAAAGATTATTACTTATTTCATAGAGATACTGTTGATAAGATTAACTATGAAGTAAATAAATTATATAGACAAGCTGATGAAGCATTTAAAGATTTGTCAGAAGATGAATTAAAAATTGTCAGTCATTATGTTGAAGGTACCAGAAACATAGATAATATTCCAGAAGAATTGTTACCAAAGATAGAAACAGCAGCTGCTAAGTATCGAGAGATGCAAGCAGAATTTACCACTTATCTTAAAGAGAATGGTATTCTTAAAGCAGGTCTCGAAGCTGATGAAACTTATGTACCTCATATCTATCCAGGTCGTACTCAGGAAGCTGGATTTAGAACAGGAGAGAAGCTCGAGATTAAACCACGAGAGCCTTTCTTTACTAAGAGACGTAAACATGAAACTCTTTCTGATTCCATTGAAGCTGGTAATGAACCAATGGAAAGAATTGATGATATATTTAAAGAGTATGGAAACCAAGGTATAACTGAGATTGGTAAAAGAAAATTTATTGATCAGACTCTTGAACAGTTTGGTACTAGAGTACATTCAATAGCTGAAGCTAAGAATCTTATTAAAGATAATCCAGAGCTTGGGATGTATGCTCCTAAAGGAGCCTTCAGATTTCATCCTGAGAAGTATGTACCTAAGAAGTTACTTGCTGGTGAAGAGCTGATTGAGATAAGTAAAAATGATTTAAAAGATGGATTGATGATGACAAAGAATGTCCCAGTCTATACTCTCCCAAGAGAAGTAGCTAGAGATATGAATAGACTTGAGAAAGTGTTTGGAGATGAGGAAGCTACCAGAAAATTTTTAGGTTTCTTTGATAAGTTAACTGCTTGGTGGAAAGGTAGAGTAACAGTTACCTCTCCAGGTTTCCACATTCGTAATGCATATAGTAATATGATTAATGCTTATTTAGGTGGTCTAGAAGATGTAGGACGATATAAGAAAGCATTAGATGTAGTTCTTGATAAGCCTGGAAGATTTGCTGGGATGGATAATAATGTAATCAAAGATCTTGCTGAAAGATATGGAGTATACACTCCTACTGCTGGTCACTGGATGAGAGAAATATTTGGACCAGAGGTTATTAAAAAGGCTACTACAAAACAATTAGTTAATCCTTTGGCTACAAGATTTGCTCCTGTAGAAATAGGTCGTAAGGTCGGTTCAGCTATTGAGAACAATGCTCGTATGGCTTTGTTTATTGATAGATTGGCTAAAGGTGATAGACCTCTTCAAGCTAGTATATATGTTAAGAAGTATCTATTTGATTACAGTGAACTTACTCCTATGGAGAGAAACTTCTTTAGACGTGTAGTTCCTTTTTATACTTGGATGAGAAAGAATATTCCTTTACAAATAGAAGGTTTGATTACTAATCCTAAGGTAGCAGCACAGGTTGGTAAACTTACTGATAACAGATATGGTGAAGAGAATAACCCAACAATGGAGGATAGAAATTGGCAATTCAAAGACCCACTAACTACTAAAATTACTGGTGGTGAGAATCCAATTATAGCCAAACTAGATTTCCCAATGGGTGATCTTGATATGCATATAAAGAATCTTGGTATCCATCCTGTACTTCAACTTGGTACTGAAGTTTATAAAATTGCTACAGGTAAGGATGCTCCAAATGTTCCAGCTCCAGAGTTTATAAAAATAATATATGATCTTCTTCCTGAGGAAGCTAAAGCAATGGCTGATCTACCTAAAGTCCAATCTCCCTTCACTGATGATACAGTGTTAGGTATGGACCCAAGACTTAGAAAAGGAATAACAGCAATGCTTCCATTGTTTTCAAAAATCAGTAGACTAATCCCAACTGATGAGAATTTAGCAGACCCTAACTATGAAACTAAAATATCTTCTTATCTTACAGGTGTACCTATTCAGGTGATGGACATTAGACGCAATAAAGCTATGAGAGAACTTATTACCAAGTCTATCATTAAAGATGCTCTGAATAAGGGATATAAAGAAGGTACTATTAACCCAGCAGCTATTGGTTTCTTACGGAGTCAAATTAAACTACAGTAATATATATAATGATTAATACAGCGTCTCTCTGGTAAAGCATGAAAGGATAACAATCATGAATGGTTTAAATAGATATTCAGTTTATGCTCCAAGTATAAATCCTAGAACATTTGATTTTTCAAACATACTTGGGCCACAAGCTCAACCATCACATGATCAGAATATATTTACTGGTTATGATAATGAATTGTCTATTCCTGACTTGGAGAACACTGAACCTGATGTTAGTAGGATGGATAGGTTCCAAGGATTACTTGCAGATTTCATGCCAGGTCTTGGAGATCTAAAGGGAATACAAGAAGGTATTACTGGAGTTGATCCTGCTACGGGAGAAAACATTCCTAATTGGGCTAGACCTCTAGGAGCCTTACCATTTGTTGGAGCTCTCAGAGATATAGGTAAAACTGATAGAGGACCTATGTCTGAGATTATTAGATTGGCAAAGGAACTTCTTGAACAGAAACCTAATGCTAAACCAGGTTTACTTAAACAAGTTCTTCCAAACTATTTAGTTAATTTTGCTCAGAAAAATAATATTGACCTTCAACAAGTATTGTCTAGTAAAATTAAAGATAAAGATTTAGAAGCATATAATATAGCTGTAGGTAAGTGGGATTCAGATATGCAGAATCCTCTTCTTTCTAGTCAGGATGCTATATTCTTAAATGCTAATCCAGATTATCTTCCTGATAATGAGTCTAATTTGTTAGGAGATTTGAATTCAAGAACACATGAATTTAAATATAAACTTAAAGGATTTGATAACAATAGGACTAATTTTGAAATAGATGCTGAGGAAGATGATTGGTTTGATGATATATATGAAGTCTTTCTTAATTATGCTGATGAAGTAACCGGTGGGCATATGGATGAATTTCTAAAGAAAATTATTATAGATGAACCTAATAGTAATCTCTCAGAAGATTTTGTTTCATATCTTGATAATAGAGGTTTAAATATGGAGGATGCCAATGATGAATTAATTTCTCGTTATCTTGAATATTTACAGGATGATTTTCAGGAAGCAGGCTATGAGCCTCATCATCTTCTTGCAAAAACTATAGATAATTATCGTGATCAAGATATAACATTTCTAGATTATGGTTCTAGATATGAACTTGCTAATCGTGAATTAAATTTTGTTGACGAAACATTACCTACTCAACAGAATTTAGCATGGGCTAGAGTTAATGATAGAAGTAAAGCAAATATACCTGAACATAAGGATAACTTCTACTTTGTTAATGAACTTCAATCAGATCTTCAACATTTTAAACCTACTAATCCTTTGGCAAATGCTACTGTTAAAGAAGAATTAAAGGCAGCAGATTATATTATAAACAATTTTGAAAGTATGTCAATCAAACTTCAGGACCTATTAAATATTAGATCAAATGGAAAATATGGAAGACTTTTAAATCAATTAGCTCCTCATAATAAAAAGAATATTGTTATTGATTTAATTAGAGAAATAGGTCAGGGACATGGTCAGAATTCATATGACCCAAGTGAATTAAAAGAAATGATTAGTACTATTACTAAAGAGCTACAACCTTTCTTATCTAACCCTAACCCAGTTGACTTAAGAAAGACTACATCTGAAACTGGTAAACTTGCTAAGGATTCTTATCCTTTACTTCTTGAAAATATTTTAGGGCAAGCAAGAAAAGATAATGTATCAGATGTATTTCTTAATAGTCCTGAAGGTGTTCTTTTTCAAGGAGGCTATCCAGGTGCTAGTACAATGAGAGATGTATATGATAAGCTACCAAAGCAAATGGGATTTGAACAGACAACTGATTATCCTTTCGCAAATAAATTTAATATATCAGAAGGCTTAGGTAAGAAGGCTAGAATCTTAGAATATAAACATCCAGACATAGCAGAGGCTTATAGAAAGTTTTCTTCAGGTCAAGGTTCTGATGCTATCATTGAAGAACTACAAATGAAGGGCTATGACATTAATAGAATATATGATGAAGACATTGGAGGGAGAACTGTTAACCTCGAGGATATCATTAACAATATATTTGAAGAAGAATATCCTAATGGAATTCCCATGTGGAAAATGAATCTTTCTGATACACTTGGAAAATAGGGAGGAATATAATGACTGACCCAACCTTGGTAAAAATTCTACTTGGGGTGCAGTTTTCAATTATAATAAGTCTGGTTGCTTATGTTTGGAATCAACATCGTAAGCAAGAGAAACATGCTAACAAACAATTGTCAGATGCTATTACTAAACTTAGTAATACTTTAGACAAAATGAATTTTGAATTTTGGGAGGCTATTAATGAGCAAAGGGAAAAGTACAATGGACTCTCTAAAGCTCTTGGAGAACAACAAACAAAATGTAATGAGCGAAGTAAACATTATCCTGTATCTAATTGAGGATTCTATCAGTAATATAGAATCCCTAATAAAAGAACAGCGTAGTAGAAGAGTAATGTCTTGTTATGATAGAAGAGAGGTAAAAAGATGAATACAAATGATTGGAAAAATTTAGGTAAAAAGATAGCTGGAGTAGGTCTACCTATTCTTGGTTCTGTATTTGGAGGACCTGCTGGTGGAGCAGCTGGAGCATTAGCAGCAAGTGCTCTTGGTCTTGAAGATACTCCTGATAATCCTATCACACCTTCAAGGATTGAGAATGAAATTCAGTATAATCCTGACGCTCTTGCTAAGCTTCGTGAAATGGAAATGACTAATGATGCTCGTCTTCAAGAATTAGTTTATGAATCAAAGAAGGCTGAGTTAGATAATGAAGCAAAGATGAGACAGACAGATGTAGACCTTCAGATTGCAGAGGTTAAGTCTGATGATCAATATGTTAGACGTACTCGTCCTTCACTTCTTAGAAAGTTATTCTGGTTGGTAGCTATTCAGGCAGTCATGTATCATCCTTTGGTTATGGCAGTCATGACTAAATGGCTTGAGCTTAATATGAAAGAATTGGTTGGAGATAAATTTTCATATGACATCTTCTACTATACCTGTATGTTATTTGGAGTAGGCTTCACTGGCTACACAACTATGAGATCAATGTATGATAAGCAATCTCCTAGTGATAAGGTTACTCCATTTGCTAATATGATTAGTGTCTTCAAGAAGAAATAAAAAATTTTTGCTGACTTTGTTATTTCCCTATTGGTAGATATAGGTAAATTCATTTTCATCGTATTACTGTTAAACCTTGTTAACTGAATGTTATAATAAATTGCAATGTTATTTCCCTGTAGATACCGATGCCTCCGGTGTGATAGCGATACCCCTATGGTCACTATCTCTACAGGGAATTTTTTTAGTTAGACCGCATAAGATTCATATGCATATATTGCTTTATCAATTGTACCAGCCCCAAGGTATGTATTGTAATGCTTCTTCCAGTATTGAGCCATAGCACTTATCATATTGATATTAGGTAATGGTGTTGGAACTCTTAGATAATATACTCTTGCCATACATATTCCATAAATAATATTACCTTCTAAAGATAGTAAACAAGATTCATCTTTACCTGATACCATTTTAATTTTCTCAACTAACTCAGGTTTAAACTTAAGATAATTCTCCCACATATCTTTATTGGTATTAGGTTCAATTTGAAATATACCACGAGCTGGACCTCTGACTTGTCTGATATAAGTTCCAAGCTTACTTTCAACAGCACAAGTCAACATTAGAAGTTCTACAGCCTCCTCACTATATAATCCAATTTCATCCAATACTCTTTCAATCAAATTTCTCAGCTGATTCTTTTCAATCATAACGTTCTCCTTTTCTATTGGTACATAAGAAATAGGTTCAAGATGTAAAGTAGTAACAGGTGTCAGAAGTATTAGGATTATGAATAACACTTTAATCAAGTTCACTATGTCCTCCTTGAATTTCCAAAGTTTCAATTCTCTTTCTCTGTTGGTCTATCTTTCTCTTTCTTGTTTGACTAATAAGTCTTAAGTTCTTTATTTGTTCTTTCTGTACCTTGTCCCTTTCTGTACCTATCTTTGCCCTAAAGTCAATACCTTCATTTACAATTCTCTTCAATTCCTTGAGGGAGATTCTATCCTTACCCTTGGATTTCTTGAAGAGTCTGGTTGTTTCAATGTTACCTGAATTAATATTAAGCTTTGTTATCCTTGGAGTTATTCTGAGTATGGCAGAGACCTCATCAATGGTAAAGAATACCAACTCATCAGGAACTTCATAATCAGTAAGCCTTTCTATTAATCCAAATTTATTTGTAAGTCCTGGCATAATTAAATCCTTTCCCCATTTTACTTTCTTATTTTCCATGAGATACTTACCCTTCCTCTTCCTTGCTTCATAAATTTAAGGGTAGTAAGTTTAACTACTTGAGAGTCATCATCATAAAGAATACCTGATAATGAATCCATTATAGCCTTTGGATTATCAACATCTACCCTTCTGTTATCTGGATAATATATCCTAACATATAATTCTATATCAGTGCCTTTGGGAAACTTATGCTTAATCTTTTTCTTTGCCTTCATCTTCATAAATTCTAAGAAGACTCTTGATTCTGGAAAGATAAATTTCTGAATGCCAACTCTCTTCAAGGTAGCTATGTATAATCCTCTGTAACCATAGTACCTATTAATAGAAGGAATCAGAAATCCAAGCTTAGGCTTACGTCTCATGTTAACAATAGTCTTATGAGCTTCAGCATAATCTCTAAACTCTTTCTGTGAATACTTAATGATTCCTGATTCCACTGTTACCTCCTAGCTTTAAGGTTTACTTCCTGTCTCTAATCCTATCAATGATATCAGTATATCCAACATCATCAATAAGATTGTCACGTTTATGATGATTCTTTTCTCTACCAAGTTTAACTGACTTGGCCACATAGGCTATACCTAAAGCATTGATACCACCATCTTCATCGAAGCAATCCTTAGGAGCAATCATGTGGAAAATGTCAGCATACTCTTGGAATACAATCTCAGGAGGGCCATACTTTCTATTGGCTTGTTCTTCTCCATTAACAATACTATCTGCTTCTAATAATATAGATAACTGTTGTTTCATAATATCTCCTTATTTAAGTTTAACAAATTCAACTAAACCAGATTTCCTACATTCAATTCCCTTATGATTTCTTACAGCTTCAAGAGCCTCAATGTATTCTAATGATTTATCCATTGGATATAAATATGTAAAGAAGAATTTACAAAAAGTAATTTCCTCTTCTTTATTTTGTTTCAATTCTACTATGACATCATCAATAAGTTTATCAATCATTAATAATTACTCCTTTGTCTAAATTTATTAACCTCTGATTTTTTGAAATAGATAAGATATATATCATCAAGTTTCAATCCTGACTTAACCATTAGAATATTATACCATCTCCAGGCCTCTTGAAGTTCTATCTTGAAACTATCAGAATCAGTAATCATGTGGGTATTCTTCCAAGGTTTGTTCTTGAGATGATTCATTGTAGTACCAAGATAACGAATAAACTTAGCCAAGACAATTTCTAACTTATGTCCTCTGTAAAGATACTCCTCAGATTCAACAAGCTTTAAATTATCATGATTAATTCCTGACAAGATACAAAGTTCAACTAAGAAGTGAAGACCATCAATCAGCTCTTCATAGTAATGAACAATATCTTGTTTCTCAAATGCTTCCAGGGCTTCCCCTACTTCTTCAACAATTCTCCAGGCAAAGTCCTTAAGACGATACTGATCATGTTTATTATCAAGGTTAAGAGGGAACCCATCTCCAATATGGAATCCATTACGAGATTCTATATCATGATACTTATGCATAAGAACTTCTTGTCTTTCAAATATATCCTTAAGCTTTTGATAATTTGATTCAGGGATTTTGAATTCTTCCGTGACATCTGTGATGTTCATAGAACCTCCTAAATTTTTTGTAAGGTATAACTTGTAATGGTTGACCAAGATCTTCTACTCTAATTATTCTTCCAGGCTCCCAATTAATTAAGTCATTAAAATTAACTTTATTAATATCTGCTAATAGAAGAGGACTATTACGAATTGCTATCCTTTTCCTTATATGTTTTGGAATCATAATTTATCTCCTTGATAACTGTAGATTCAAGACCTAAATTTTTGACATGAGCCCTCATGATCTTCCTTTCCTGGCTAGTTCATCAGCCATCTCATTATACTTATCTCCAGAATGACCTCTTACCCATCTGATAGATATCTTACTAAAGTTTCTTATCTCTCTTTCTAACTTATTCCATAAGTCTTTATTGGCTTTCCTTGACCATTCAAACTTAAAACATTTAACTACATACATACTGTCAGTATGAATCTTTACCTTTGAACTTGAAGGTAATTTACTTAATCCTCTGACCACTGCTTTAAGTTCCATTCTGTTATTAGTGGTGTCTTGTTCTCCTCCCCAGTACTTCTTAATCTTATTGTCAGGGTCAATGATTACAATACCATATCCTCCTCTACCTGGGTTAGGAGAACAAGCACCATCTGTATATAAGTGATACATTAATAAGCTTTACCCATAGAAAAATTTCTCTTTAAAGCAAATGGAATCAACCAATCAAGATGAATAACAAGACGATTCCTTATACATGGGAAGAAGAATAGATTATTAATACCTATGACTTTTATTCTTTCATCAGTCATAGTTTCAGCCTTACTCAAATCACCAAAGGCTCTGAAACAATATATTTCTGTAGTAGAATCAGCTCTTAATTTAAAGAAGTTATCCCAGTCAGGAACATCAACCCCAATCTCTTCAATTGATTCTCTAACCATGGTCTGCATAATAGTTTCACCTTCTATCATCAGACCTCCAATACCATTAAGTAATCCTTTCTGATTTTCTGGTCTCATTTTGTTAATGAGTAATACCTTCTTGCTGTCTTCTGAAAAATAAAATCCTAGTGCATAAGTCATAGCTTCCTCCCATCGATATCGGTTATAAAGATTATGTAAAAAGGTTTACCCTTGATCATCATGATTGTCTTCATGTGTTGGGTACCCCTGGATATTCCATCCCAGATTAAGATAGCAGCATCTGCATAATTAGCCATTTGAACATTTCTTCTTTTACCTGCATCAGGATACTTACCCCATTCAGCAGGAAACATTTTCAAATCAATATTATGTTTCTGAGCATACTGTTCTCCAATCTTATCAGCCCCTTTGGCAGTTCCACTTACTATCTCAGTAACCTTTTGTTTAAACTCTTTTTCAAGTTTATTGATATAAAGAGTTATCTCCGATTCAATTTTTTTATAGTTAGTAATAATTCTGCTACCTGCAATAATTACTTTCATGATTATCCTCCGTTAGATTTTCAGCGCCTCAGGGGATGCTTAATGGTACGATACCTAATTGCATATCTGCACCGTTTATATATTAAATAAAGACCTAGTATAATTTTTCCTACTAACCAATAGAAAAATACTATCAAGGCTACCCATAATATTTGTTTACCTATCATCTCTCATCTCCCAGCTCTAATAATAATAGATATGAAAGGTTTATTTTTATTGTAACCAAGCTTATGAGTCTCAGTGAATAAGGTATTATCAACCATTAATCCTTCAACATGTTTTTGATACTTACCAGGTACATATCCTACATGTCTTTTCTTTTTACTTACCTTCATCATAACCTTGATAGCATTAGGGTCGAACTTGTTATCAGGTTCATGTTCAAAGAATGTTTTGATTTCTGTAGGAAGAACTATACCTTCAAAGACTTTAGCCATCTCCTTTAATGTAAGATCGAGAGCCTTCTTTCGGAATGTAATCCCGGCCACTTGCATTACATAAGATGGTGGAATCATAAATTGTTCTTGCTTGTAATCTTCAGTATCATTCTTAACAGATTTCTCAATCCCCTCTGTTTTTTCTGAACGACATGACATCTCAAATCTACACATCTTTTCTATACATTCACATTCAGGTTGAACATTATCTCTGAAACATTTAGCTACATCTTTACCCATCTTAAGTAATTGTTTAATTGTCTTCTCATCATAAGTAATTGGTATGAGTTTAATTATATCTGCATCTTTATCTCTAAATAGAAACAGAGCTCTCTCATAAGGTAAACCTAATTTCTTATGCATCAGAAGATACATCTGAAACTGCATCCAATACTTAGGCCAATACTTTCTTAACCTAGGTATGATTTGCTTATTCTTTAACTTCATCCTAGTGGTACCAAAAATCTTCTTCATATTTCCAGCAGACATATTCTTAACTTCAATGAATGTTCCAACTGGATATAGATGACCTTTATAATAGAAGTCTTCAGTAAGTTGAGCATCAGTAGAAGCGGTGACTATGAAATTCAATCCACTCTTAAATTTAAAAGTGTACTCCATGAACTCATCATCTTCATCAAATTGTTGTATATGTGAAACACCGAACTTTTTCTTGAATTGTTTCAGTGCAAGTTTTTCAAATTTGGTTCCTTCTTTAAATGCCTTTTGTAACCAATCAGGTGCTGGGTCTTGTTGATATCCACTACATTCTAAGAATATGGTTCTCACAGTTCCACCAAATCTAGATGCATGAATTCTTGGCATTCCATTCTCATAAGTGTTAGCCATATTCTTTCTCCTTACGAATTGTGGAGGATGACAGCTTTGAGTTTTACCGGACGAGTACATAGGCTTAACCTCGCTACCCGAACCTCCACAAATTAATTAATCCTCATCATCGTCTTCATCATCGTCCTCATCATCTTCATCCTTTTCCATTTCTTCTTCAATCAATTCTCGGATGTCATCTTCGGACATGGCCTTCTTAACTTTGATATCAAGTTCTTCTTCCTCAATGAACTTCTTTAATTCTTTTCTATTCATTGAATCAAGATCAACTTCATCCTTCTCATCATCTTCATCCTTCTCATCATCGTTATCTTCAGGTTCATCAACAATCTTGAAGAATGCTTTACCAAATGCTTGTTTCATCATATCATAAACAGAGGATGTTGTTGTATACTCAATACATTCCCCAGGTTTGAATACATCAAACATTTGATCTTCCCAACCTTTAATTCCTATTGGGGTATTCTTTGGCTTTACCTTAACCTGGTAGCGAGTATTCATTCCCTCGCCTTCCTTTTCTATCTTGATATCCATTCCAACTTTAGGGTCTGTTATATCTCCATAGTCTTCATCTTGAAGATATCCTCTTAAAGTTTTTATCATTGAATTTTTCAAACCAAATTTCTTAATCTTTCCATCACTTCTATCTACACAGTTGATGAAGAAAGAATTTTGACCTCTAATTCTTTTAGCTAAGGTCAAATCCTTTTTATTCCCGGTCTCTTCAAGTGCTTCTTTGAATTGACATATAGGACAAGGGTTATCAGAAAAATTACTTACACAAGCAATAACTCTTGATTGACCCTCAATGGATATTCCCCTATGAGTAACTGCGTGATAAAAGAATAGACCCGCATTAGGTCCTTTCTCATGATAAGCTGGAAGGACACGTATTACATTATCTCCTGGATTTAATTTCATCCAAGAACTTGAACCGATACCTTCCAGTGCTCCTACTGAAGCCTCTAAATTAGTGCGTCGTCCTGATGATTTTGACATCTCTGAGTTCTCCTTTTCTCAAGAAAAGATGTAGGGCTACTGGATTTCTTTTAATTCTGCCCATGTTGGTCCGATATCCATTGAGAATATAAATGGAATTGGATAATTATTTAATACCTTATGGCCTCTTTTACTTATCTTTTTGAATAGAGTTATCACCTCCTCTTTCTCATTAGGATGTATGTCAATAAGAATAGCATCATGTACATTCCCTATGACACATGATTGATAGTTACCCATGATTAAAGCTTTAGTCATGAGTGTCATAATATATTTTGTCAGTTCAGCAACAGGTCCTTGAATAAGGAAATTAAGACCTTCCCTAATCTTAGCACGACCATGAGCAGTGGCTCTTGTTGCTCCCTGTAAATGTCTTATCCTACCAAATACATTTACTGCTTGTCCACTTTTAATTATCTTTAACTCTTCCTTCTCTCTCCAGGCCCAGACCTGTGGGAATTCTTTCTTATGATCATTAATAAAAGCTTGAGCTTCAGATTTAGGTATGTTCATCTTGTTAGCTACAGTCCAAGCTGAGCCACCATATATAACTCCAAAGTTTGTAGTCTTTGCTTTTTTACGTTTGAATCCATCTGCATTATCTACTTTAAATATTTTATTAGCTGTCTCTTGATGTAAGTCTCTACCATCCTTATAGGTTTGAATCATAAACTTATCTCCAGTGAAGTTAGCAGTACCTCTCATCTCTGCCTGATCAGCATCACCTTGAAATATAAATCCTCCATCAAATCTAGAATTAATAACATTCTTAATATTCCAACTAACTGGTAGTGATTGTGTTATATATCCTTTCTCATTTAATTCTTCATCCTTGGTCATTCTCTTTCTAGGAACCTGCATCATGTTAGGGTCTTTCATTCCCAATCGACCTGTGATTGTTCCACCATCAGAACCTTTATCTCCAAAGACAGACTTGGCTAATTTATAATCTCCATGTAGACAATCATCTTCCCTTAATCTTTTTCTCCAGCCATGAGTAAACTTACTTCTCATACTTTCTAGAGTTCTATATCTAAGAACATCAATACATAATTGTCTTTTCTTTTCTAACTTAGGTTTATCTTTATACCTATTAATAAGTTTTACTAAGATATCTTCTTTAGTACTTAGATGTTGTCTGAACTCTTTATTTTCTCGTTGTGCTTTTCTTATAGACTTCTTTATCTTTCTAATCTTATCATCAATATATGCTTCTTCAAAAGGTCTTATACTATTATCAATATATAAACATCTTGCTATCTGCTGATTACTATTAGGATTATCAACTGGTATCTTAGCACCAGCTTTAATTATTGCTGCTGTATATTTCTTATCAAGATTAATAAGTTTCTTCTTGTTAGCATGGAATCCAGATAGTTCAATCTCAACCAAAGCTTTAAGACATTCCATATCCATATTGAAGCAATTCATTACTCCAATCTCTTTCATCTCATCAAGGAACTTCATTGCTAAAGCTAAGTTATTTACTACATCTAAAGCATTATAATGTTTTCTATTCTTTTCTATCATTGTCTTCCAAGGTCTAAGTCCTAGCCATACCTGACAAAGATGTTCAAGAGATTTGTTGGGATAATTTTCATCAATGAAACTGGCAGCAACTAAAGTATCAAAGACCTTCAGCTTAAGGAAAGTCTTCTGCCACAATCCTCGATGTCTCATAAATTTACAATCAAATTTAAAGCTATGACCTACTACTATTACTCCTGCTTTAACTGCTCTCTTAATAAATTTATTTACAAAGCGTATTGCTTTCTTCTCTCCTTTAATATATACCACTTCATTATTCAGATTGGTTACAGAAATCTCTGTTATCTTACTGCCAGGTATAAACGGATCGGTATTATCATTAGTCTCAATATCTAAACACATATAAGGAGTAATCCATTCATCCCAATCTATATCATTCTTATCTATCCAAGTAAATTCTATTTCAGTTTCTTCCATCTCTTCTCTACCAAGAGCGAAGGCTACATCCTCTGCAATCTCTGAAGCAAACTGTGGACCACGATAGAAACATACATCAGGGTGGTAAGTTACATAGGTAGGAATACCATAAGGTAGGAATTCTTTTCTTCTATTCTTATCAAGACCTGTCATACCAAGTACTGACTGCATGGCTGTTGTACCCATAAGAACTATTCTCTCTGGCTTAACTCTTTTAATTTCATCTTCAAGATACATCTTACATGTTTGAATTTCTTTCTTAGATGCCTTATCTTCACCTCTACATTTAACAGCATTAGTTAAATATACTTCATTCCTTTCTAAGTCAAGCTCTCTGAGTATCATCTCTAAAGCTTTACCAGACTTACCTCTAAAAGGAGAACCAACTGAATCTTCATTCTCTTTAACCTGATCTCCTATTATCATTAGAGATGGGTGTGCTGGACCTTGACCATAAAGACATACATGTTTACTATCTTTATATAGGTTACACATCTGACAGTCTGGATTATATTTTAACTTCATATTGTATATACTCTCTCTATATTAAAACATGTGATAGGGATTTTCCATTTACTAACTAAAATATCTCTAGCCTCATCTTCATAATATTTAAGATATATAATTTCCTTGACACCATATTGAACCATAGCTTTATAACAATGACGACAAGGAGCATGAGTACAATATATAATTAAAGAATCTTCAGGACTAAATCCTCCTTCTCTTGATAGTATAGCATTAAGTTCAGCATGAATAGTTGTGATACATCTTCCTTCTTTATCTGTAGTACATTGGCCATCCTCTTCACAATGTGTTGTCCCAGCTGGACCTCCATTATATCCAGTACCTACCACTCGGTTATGATTAGTAAGTACTGCTCCAACCTGAGCTCGACAACATGTACTACGTTCTGCTACCAATGTAGCCATTCTCAAATAATATTCTGTTCTAGTTATTCTACTCATGCTAACCTCCAATAAATATAAATCCTATTAAAAATCCTATAATAAAACTATATACATATATCATGATATATCCCTTTCATCTCTGAACCTAAGGAAGATAGGATGTCTAGGTTTATCTTTCATTCCTACTGGGAGATACTTAAATGTTATATATTTCCCAAGTAAATTATCTTTATCTTTCCATAAGGATAGTCTTTTATTTTTCGTAAGTCCCAGCCCCGTGGCACAACGTAACAAACCCCATTGTGTTTCAAGTATAAATCCTCCAAGAGTATCTTTCCCTTCCATCCCATCCTTAGCTTTACTTCTTTTGAATAAACCAAGCTCATTCTCTTTTGACGAATTATTGTTTTGATTTTGTTCATAGACTTCTACAATCCTTCCCTCAGCATCATTAAATGGTTTACGTTTAAGAAGCATCATCTGATTAAGTGTAGCCTTACCATATTTATAATCAGCATCTTCCCATCTTAACATGATACCTTCATAACCTTTTGCTAAAGCTTTACATTCAAACTTCATTAGTTCTTTCTTGTTATGAATGAGGTGTTGTTTAACTATAAATAATCTAGGATATCCCATACGATTATGAAGAAGTCTTCTGCGAATACCATACTTATAACCTTGACGTACTAAATCAAAGACATAGAAAGTAAAATCAGGTTGTCCATCTCTAGACATTACACCAGATTGAGTTTTGTTAAAGGAACCTTTAGCAGTAGGATTACCTATAACTAATTCGCCATCTAAGTCCACATACTTATTGTCAGATAGAAAATCCTTAATAAAATTGTTGGGAATATCTTTCATCTTACTAGTCTTAGCATATCCATCTGGAACCAAACATCTGATACCATCATATTTATAACTAGCAAGTAAAGGATATATTAACCTATCCAAATCTTTATTATCTATCTTAACGCCTTTCATAGGTCTCATTACAATGGTCTCCTGGTTAAAATATTTTGATATGACATTACTAATTATATAATATTATGTCACATATGTAAACAGATTATTTATTAATCAATTAAATATTTGCTCGCCGTTCTTACTCTTTTACTAGACTCATAAGCTTCTTGAAATAATTTATTGGTAGCACGTATCATCCCAAAGCCTGGGATTTTACCTTCAATAACCTGGACCAAATTCTTTTTAACCTGAGCTTCCATCCGTTCATCTTCCCAACCTCTATATATCTTAATCTTATTATCAATCTTCTTATCTTGTGAGGTGACTAAGTAGTTGGGAAATTGTTTGGCATGAACATATCCACATGTGAAGTGGAAAGTACAAGGTACATCAGTGGGGATCTCTAACTTAGGGAATAAGAATTCACTGAAGAATATTAAGTCAGCAAGGAACTTTCTACTTATCTCAGAAGAACGATAGAAAAGATGGACATGTACTATCTTCTTACCTATGAAATTTATTCCTACTCCTCTGATGCAATGATCTTTCTTGTGTGCTCCCTTAGCTTCACCAATGGTACTGAAGAACATGGATGCCTGTTTAGCCTTGAGAGCTTTAACTCTTTGACTTTTATATTTCTCAAGTTCTTTCTCATTGAAGTAATGTTTAATAAGATTGTTCATCTTCAGATGTGTGTAGTTCATATCCTTTAATGTAAGGGGAAACTCTCCAATCTTCTCAGCAAAAGCTATGAGACATGTATCTATCTTCTGATACCCACGATAATAATGTTCAGGTCTAACTTGTGTAAAGAGATCATGATTCATTTCCAGATACATATCCCATAGATTTTTTCCTGGTATAATCATTATTTATCCTTTATCGTTTGGTAGAGTGCGTCGAGTAGGGCGAGTTCTCGACTACTATCACTCCTGGTAATAAAAGTTCCGTAAATATGGCAACGATAAGTTA